CCGGGAGCTGGTTCCCACCTACCCCCCCATCCCGCCGGAGCTGCAGGGCGGGAGTGCATACATCTTCTCATAGATCTCTTCTTGTAGAGTAGAGATCTCTTTTAATTCTTGTTGAACAAACTCTGAATTGAAAAAACTCATCTTCCTAATACAACTTCTTTTAAAATCTTTTTGTACTTAAATGTATCTATATTCATAAATGGTGAGTACTTCTTCATCTTCATACTCACTGACTCCCATACAGGATCCTTAAGGGAACCATCGAACCTATTCTTATATGAGAGTATTCTATCACAGATTATCAAAGTTTCAAGAGATACTTCCTTACCAAGGTGTTTCTTTAGAATGATTGGGTGTCCCTTGGTACAATCAAACACATCATCAATCTTATTATCATCAAATATCTTTTCACACTCCTCTCTGAAAAGATAACTCATACTCTGTTGTTGTTTCTTCCACTCTTGATAGAGAGTCTCACCTTCTCTTACCAAGTTACCAATCCAAATCTTAGAGTTATCATCAGACAAGGCATAGTTGGAGATGAATAATTCTTTTATCTCTTGATCATCATACTTCCTAGAGAGTTTCTCAAACCAGAACCTCTGTTTGTTTTTGTAAAAGCTATTCAGACTACATCTCACTTTACCTTGATACTTTTGATAGTCATAAGACTCACTTGTAAAGTGTCTTGATATACCAAGATATGTTTTATAAACTTCGTAGTCTGTCACTTTAGGAATCATAATGGGAGTTTAGCATGTGATGTACGCTTGAGAAGATTGTTTTCCATGGCTTCCACCTTGATCTTCTCTTTCAATGGTTTGGATATCAGTTTGGGAACTGATTCTACATCCAAGTTGTTCTCTTCACAAAAGTGAATGATAGCATCAACATACTTCATCTCCTTTGAGTTGTGAACTAACTTCTCGATCTCTTCGGCAAATCTCTGAGGACAATAGAACTTGCTCTCAAAGATTTCGTTTAGTTTCTTCTCTTCAGGATTAAGCATATTCCTGTAATTTAGATTCAACAAACTCTCTAATATACTCGGAGAGAAGGTTGATGTACTTTTTCTTGTCTCGTTCTTCATAAACTACACATTCACCGTCTTCACATGTCATGATAATGACAAACTTCTTAACCATTATACCCTTCATCTCATACAACATACAAGCGTATGCTGCACACTGGACAAAGTAGTCTTCAATCCACTCCCGTGGTTTGGGTTTAGCTGATGTTTTAAAGTCAATAACTGCCAACTCACCATCAAACTCAGCGATACAATCAACACTACCAGCAATACCAAGTTGGGTACTGTAGAGTGCTGTCTCTTGACAAAGGATGTTATCAATTTTATTCAGTTCAGGTTTAGCCTGTTTGAATAAAAACTGAGATAGAGGAAGAACATCAGAGAAAGTCTCTGAGTTATTCAGATACTCTTCAATCAGTGTGTGAGCATCAGTACCACGATGTGTGGCCTTACGAGTGATGTTGTTGGCAACATCCTCACCTACTTTTGCTCTCCACTTCTTAAACTTGTTGCGATTTCTCCAACTAATCACAGAAGTGATTGAGGGCATCTTTACTAGTTCTTCTGTTCCGAATACTTTGTAGTAACGAACCCCATCAATCGTCTCTCGTTCAATGGGAACGAAAGGTACATCACTATGTGTAAACATTAAAGACCTAATTCAAGTTTTGCAATGATGTATTCCTTAACCAATCCACTTCTACAGATGTCTTCTGCCTGGAACTCAATCGTAGCAAACGAAGGCATGTTCTTGATGATAGACATGAAGTCAACAATACCATTCTTCTCAGCTGTCTTAGTCAAGTCAGACTGAGTGGCATCTCCACAGAAGAAGATCTTAGAACTCTCACCTACCCTAGTAATTATACTGTCAAGTTCGTGAAAATTCAAGTTCTGGAACTCGTCAACGATCAAGATGGCATTATCAAACGTGGTACCACGAATGAATGATGTACTCCAGAAACTAATAGTTCCTTGTGCCTTGAGGTTGGCATACAACATCTCAAAGGAGTTGTCATCTGGCATCTCGAACATGTATTTTACCATGTTCTTGTATGGAATCTGGTACAAAGATGATTTATCTTCATGATCACCAGGAAGGAACCCAATCTCTCGGGTAGCCACAAGAGACCTGACGATGTAGATTTTATCGTAGGGTGTCTTAGGATCTAGGACATCGAGAAGAGCGTTATAAAGGGTGATAAAGGTTTTACCTGTACCAGCCACACCATATGCAACCAAGTTCTGATCTTTTCCATACTCTTCAAAGAACTTTTGTTGATTATCAGTGAGAGGATCAATCTTTTTAATGTAATCTAAATTGATTGGCTTCTTTCTTTTCATTGCCCTGTTACTAGTACCGAAGGGAACAGGGTTCGTGCCAATACCGGACTTACTCTTTCTAGGCATGTGATTCAAATAGGTTTGACAATTGACTTGGGAGCTTTAGATGCTTTATGAAGAACATCATTCCAACCGGGGTGTGTCTTCTTAAGTTTATCATAAACTTCTCCAACCATTCCAATTGAAACCGCTGCACCTTGAGACCAATCCCTTTTCCATTCAGGATTGTCTTCATACCACTGAGTAATTTCGTGAACACTAACATCAATGATCTTAGATTCCCCAGTAGTTGTATTAATTACGTCATATTTCGCCATAATGATTCCCGAGGTTTTGTATTTATACGTTCCATTCCATCGCTTCTGCGATAGATGGGAACTGTTCTACGAAGATTTCTTTACAGTTGTTAGCAATATCCATATGTTCTTTCTGAGTTCCGTTAGAAGATCTCAGATCAATATAGTGTAACCAACTGCGAATTGAGCCTG